TCTTAACATATACAGTTACATTCACAGAAGTACCAGAAGTGTTTGCACATCTAATACCTATGATTGCATCATCTGAATCTGCTGCTGTTCTTAAAACAGTAGGCGAACCTGATGAATTTGAAATGTCTTGTTGTAAATATCTTTCGAAATCTTGTGCCATAGAATTATCCTAATTATAACATTTTTTTAACTAAGTGTCAACACAAATTATAAAGCAATTGCCATAGCCACAGCAAACCCTGCTGAAGCTTTAGTACTAATATTTGTATTTGCTGTATCTATTTGAGTTTGTATTGAACTTGTTACTCCATTTACATAACCAAATTCAGTATTATCTACTGAACCATCCCCTACTAAATTAGCATTTAATCTATTAGAAGAATCTATAGTTGCTTGTTTAGTATTGATTTGTGTTTGAATAGCTGAAGTTACACCATCCAAATATTGGAATTCTGTATTAGAAACACTACCATTTGCTATCTTAGTAGCATCAATAGCTGCTGCTGATTTAATATCTGCATTAACTATATTAGTAATAGTATTGTTATCTGAATCTATTGATTTGTTTGTTAAAACTTGTGAACCAGTTAAAGTAGCAACTGTTGAATCTATATCTAAAGTTACTGCTCCAGTTGTACCACCACCTGATAATCCTGTACCTGCAGTTACTGCTGTAATATCTCCAGTAGGTATTGTAGCTACTTGAGTATCAACATATGATTTAATTGATTGTTGAGAAGCTACTGCTGTTGCAGAATCAGATGACATATTATCTTCATCTAAAAATGCAGTACCAGATAAAGTTCCATTTAATACTGGACTTGTTAAAGTTTTATTTGTTAAAATTTGTGAGCCTGTAAGTGTGGCTACTGTAGAATCAATAGCAATATTATTTGCATTAGCATCAATACCTGTACCACCTACAACATTTAAAGTTACATCACCAGATGTTCCACCACCAGTTAAACCATCACCAGCAACTACTGAAGTAATATCTCCAACTGGTATTGTTGCAACCTGTGCATCTACATAAGTCTTGATAGCTTTTGCTGATGCAAGTGTATCGTCTGAACCAGATACTGAAGTTATATCTGTATCTAATACTCCTGATTTTAAATTATCTACTTCAATATTAGATAATGTATTATTATCTAAATCAATAACTTTATTTGTTAATGTTTGAGAACCTGTTAATGTTGCAACTGTATTATCAATTGCAAATGTCATTGTCTGTGCAGAACCTGTAGTATCAATACCAGTTCCACCAGTTAATGTTAATGATTGTGAATCTAAATCAATTGATTGAGAACCCCCAGTATCACCAGAAAAATCTAAATCACTTGCTGTTACTTGTGCATCAACATATGTTTTAATTGCTTTAGCACTTGCAACTGTATCATCACTACCTGATACTGAAGTTAAATCTGTATCTACATCTGTAATACTTGTAGCACTACCAATAGTTAAACCATCTAAAGTAACTGTTCCATCAAAAAAAGCATCTTTAAATTGTAAAGAACTTGTACCTAAGTCAATATCATTAGTTGTTATAGGAACAATAGCTCCATCTAATAATTTAAATTGTTCTGTTGAAGTACCTGATACATCAATATGAAAACCTATTTCATCATTAGTAGTGTCTATTTGAATTTTGTTTAATGGAGTAGCAAGACCTGCATCTCCAATAAGTGCAATTACTGGACCTTCTGCTGCAGTACCATCATGTTTGTGTCCTGATGTTGCATTGAATGCAGCTAATAATTGATTGTATTCATTATTAAATAAAGCTGCTGTAATAGTATCACCATTATTTAGTGAACTCTGTCTAGTATATCCTGCCATAATTTATCTTCTTCCTCCTGCTATGAATGAAACAAACATTCCATTTACTGAATAAGGTGCATTAGTATCATCACTAAAAAATTTAAAGTTATTAGAGAATCCACTTCCTGTTACCAATATACTTTTACTTGGTAATGTTGTTGCTCCAAAAGTACCTGTTCCAAATACTGCTGTTCCAAATAATGAAGCTGAACTTAGATTACCAACATTAAATGTTCCTGGTTGAGGAACTTCACTACTTTCAAAATCATATCTAATTCTTAATCGTAAATCGTTTTGTGTTCCTTCAGGTTCAACATTAGTTTTTACTTTGTATAAACTTTTTCTTAAACCATTATCACCATAATCCATATCAGGTGTTTGAAATTCTGCTTCAACATTTAAACCATCAAAACTATTACCAGTATCATGTTGATACACATAACCTGTTTCATCTGTATGAAATAAAGTTTCTGTACCATTGTTATTAACATCTGAAGTACAAAACTTAACAGGAAGTCCTTTAGTTTCACTCCATTCAAATGAAGGAATACCTTCTGAGTTATATTTGAATGTTCCTATAATTCCTTTTTGTCCAGAAGCTGCTTGACCAGACCTATAATAAAATAATCTGTATTGACTTCTTTCTCTAATTACCATACTAGAGATAGTATAATTAGCAAAATTATTAATTATCTCATTTACTAAAGGTAAAATTTTTCTAGATATAGAACTTAATTCGACATCATCAATTCTAGCTGTACCAGCAATTGTTCTTAATCCATCAGGTGCTAAGAATATTAAATCTCCACCTATCTCTTGGATTGAGTTCCCACTTATACAACCAATATTTTTAGTTACTGATTTGATTATAGGTGTAGAATCAAGGTTTGTCAACTCATATATACTATTTTTACAAAATATAATTAAGCTATTTCTAAATACTTTGATACCTGTTACTATATCTCCTACATCTACAAACCTTGCAGATGCTCCTTCAAAATCATAAGGCTTTAATCTAGTACTATAATATACTAAACTAGGATTAGCTTCTTGTCCTGATACGACTATTCTTTCAGCATATCTTTCAATTAATGAACATCCTGATGGAGAAGACCTATGAATTTCTTCAAAATGATATTGATTATTTTCATCAATAAAAAATTCACCAATACGATTATTACCATCTACAAAATATAATGTACCATTTTCTCCATGAGATTCAAAGTTTATAAATTGTACATTAGTTTGATTAGTTCTAGGAATTGTAGTAGCACTAGCTAAACTACTTGAAGGTATTCCACCTTTATAAAAAGTTAAACCATTTTGTGTAGTAGAAGTATTAGCATTAGTATCTAATGTTAAAATAGTATTACTTGTAATAGATAATATTTTATAAAAGTTACCATCAATTTTTATATCATCACCGACAATAAATTCAGAAGTAAATGTAGTACCACTTCCTGTTACTGTTGGTGAACCTGAACTAATTGAAACTGTTCCAGTAGCTGCTGTAAAAGTATCTTTATTTATCTGAACATATGAAGTACCTGTAGTACTAAAATATAAATCATCTGATTGAGCTACTACTATTCCATTAGCATAACCTTTAATACCATGAATAACATCAGTATTTAAACCTGAAGGAATTACAGCACTTGTCGTTCCTAATTTTTGATAACCACTTATTCTTCTGTATCCACCTGTTGTAGATGATTCAAAATTTTGTAAAACTGTAGCAGCTCCAGGTGTTCTAAATAAAGCATGAGAACTTGAAATTAAATCCAAGCCACCTTGTACTGTAATTGAAGCTCCTTGAGTTGGCATAGTTTATCCTTAATATAAATATGTAAATCTAACATCTGACATATACTCTGGTTGAGGAGAGTTTAATTGGTCAGCCATATTTTGTAATCCTTTTTTATATTCATCTAAAGCTAATTGTGATTGAGCAATGTTATCTTTAAATTGATAAATATAATATCTAGCTCTTGCTAGTAAAACTGGTTTGTATTGTTCTGGAAATAATACTTTATCTGTATCATTAACTAATTCAGTAGGTCTGTTATATGCAAAGAAATAAATTCTATATACATCATCAGGTATTGGAGATAATCCAAATCTTCTTCCATCTGAACTTCTTAATACTCTTAATGGTGTTGAATAACTTTGTGAGTTAGCTTTATTAGTTTCTTCTCCTTGAGCATAGTTAGCTCTCCATGCTGATAAAGTTGTGAATGCTAATTTATTAATTGTATGAGGAGCTGTCTTACCTGTAACACCTTCTGTTGTTAAAGTAAAATCATCCCAGTTAACTGAATCATAATCTGTATCTACATCAGTTGAACCAGCTTTTAAAAGATACCATCTTTGTCCAGCTACTGTTTCAATAAATGTATTACCATAATAATCATTTTGAGGTGCTGCAGTTTTTAACCAAGACCATTCATCTACTGCATCAACTATATCAAAGTAAGCTCTGTTTACACAATTAGATACAAATTTCTGTATACCTAATGCTCCTGATACTGTTGTTACTTCTGGTTCATTTATTTCAACCAGTAATTCATTTGTCATTGATAAATAAGTTTTAGCCATATGTTAACAGTTCCATGCTCTTAGTGATTTATTAATTCTTGAATTCGGGTCTCTTGCAGTTTTCTTAGATGTAAGTTTCTTCTTCATTCCTTTCATCCTTGCACAAAAACTCTTTCTTCTTTTATTGCCTACAACTTTACTTGGTGCTTTTAAGTTTCTTTTCTTACCAGTCTTAGTTTTACCTTTATTGTAAGAAGCTCTACCTTTAGCATTAAGTCCTCCTTTAGGATTCTTACCCTCTTTACGAGTCCAAGCAGGTGAAGACATTATACCCATTATTATTTTTTCTTAGTCTTGTCTTTTTTAATTACTATAGTCATTACTCCACCATGACCTTTTTTATTTCTGTGTACTTTACCACCATGTTTGTATTTGCCTTTGTTTACTATTTTTCCACCAGGCATTGCTTTTTTCATTGGCATATTATTTCTCCTATAAAATGTATGCGATTATAATTATAATAGCTACAATAAGAACTTCTTTTTTATGATGTTCTTTGTAGTGATTAATTTTGTTTGTCCAATATTTATTTAACATAATTCTTCTCCTAATAAGAGGATGGGGATATTACTACCCCCACCCAATAGTGTATTAAAAATTAATCTATTGCGTAGATAATTTTACCAGCTACTTCTGGTCTTAATACTTTTCTTCCCCATACCATTAAACCTCTAACGATATCTGAGAAAGTACCTGTATCTCTAACAGTTTCCACTTTGTTCATGCTTGACGCAGCAGCAGTTGAACTCATGTGACCGAATAGAGCTTCAGGTGCAGTTGCTGAACCAGCAGGTGTAGCACCAGATAAGTCATTAGTTGGTAGGTTGTTTGATTTGTACATTGAAAAACCTCTAAGTAATCCAGATGCAACTAAACCATTTCTGATTGAACCTTGACCAGCATTAAAGTCTACTGATAAAAGTTTTGATGCAGAGTTAGAAAGTTGATTGTACCATTCAGGTGCAGCAACAAACCATCTTCCATCTTCAGGTGCGTTAGCTTCATCTAATTCCTTAGCAGCTAATGCCATTTGGTTTAGAGGGTCAACTTCACCACTTCCGAATCCGATATCAATCGGAGTTCCAGTTGTTCCCATTCCTGTAGTTGCAGTTGCTCCTGCTGAAATAGCTGCTAGAATATTGCTATCCATAGCATCTCTTAAAGCATAAGCAGCATTGTCTGCAGCAATAGCTTGGAAGTTGACATGAGAGAATCTCTTCTCTAAGTCATCAATCTTAAATGAAAAAGATTTAGCTTGGTCTACAGTTAGAACAAGTTCTTGGTCAGTTAAGTCAGTTGATGTTACAGCCAGACCTCTTGTGTAGTCTGCTACTGCGATTTGAGGCTCTTTGATAATGTTAACAGTATCACCGAAAGATGAGATTTCTCCCATGTAATCTGTGTTACATACTGCTTCTGCTACTGCAGCTTTTCTTAGAGCTATTTGTACTTTTTTCGAATAGATTTCAGGAACAAAAAATGAATTGCCTTGACCTGAAATAGTATCTACAAAGTTATATGTACTACCACTTTGAAAATGTGCCATAGTATTATTCTCCTTATATTATTATTATTGATTAAATAAAGTAAACTTATTTTATAAGTCTACCTTCCCTTTGAGCTTTTACAATTTCTTTTTCGTATTGCATAAACTCAGCATCTGACATTTTAGCAATATCAGAACGCTTGAAGAAAGTTTGCTTACCATCAGGTAT